GACGGACTACCGGGACTTATCATCGATCCCTCATGTATCCACCTCATTAGACAGCTAAAGACCCTACGTCAGAAGGACTTTAAAGAGGGGCGCAACGAGAAGCCAGGTCAGCACGATTACGACGATCACGGCCCTGACGCCCTGAGGTACTTTTGTAGCGAGTTCTTCGTCCTCGGCGCAGGCCATAGCCTAGCGGCCCTGTATGATGGCACGCGAGGGAGTGAGGCAGCATGATTCTTTACGTACACAACCGGAATAACGCTGAATGACCGGATCGGATTCTAATGCCTCGTTTGCCTAGTCTACGGCGTAAGAACGCCACACCTGCTAGACAGGTTACGGGCACTACATACGCGAGCAGCCCTGCTGTTCCCGTACCTCCGGCTAACTACACGGAGATCGGTAGCGCGGGTTCCGCGCTTATTCGCGATCCGGTGCCCGAGCTTGGCACCAAGACTAACCAGATTCGTATGTACAAGAAGATGGTTAGAAGCGATGCCTCCGTAAGAGTCTCGTTGCGCGCAGGGAAGGCTCCCGTACTCGGTGGTGATTACTACATCGAGCCGTTTGACGAGCAACCTGAAAATCTCGCGATAGCCGAGTTCGTGACGTTCAATCTCTTTAACGGGATGACGACCACCTGGCACAACATCCTGTTCCAGATCTTCAAGATGTACGAGAACGGTAACTCCGTATTCGAGGAAGTCTGGGAGCTTAGGGAGTGGTCGCCGAAGAAGTCCTCGCCCACAGCTAACCGTCGCAAGTACACGATGCTTCGGAAGCTGGCTTACCGTCCGTCCGAGACTCTGACGGGAATCGAGTACGACGATAACGGTGGGCCTTCGGGTGTTGGTCAGAAGGCTATCGACGCTAAGGGTCAGACGAAGGATGTTAGTATCCCGATCGAGAAGCTCGTTATCTTCACGTTCGATCCCGACGGGACGAACATCGAAGGCGAAAGCATTCTTCGTTCTGCGTATGAGAACTGGTTCTACAAGTACCATCTTTACAAGATCGACGCAATCCAGAAGGAAAGACACGGTATCGGCGTCCCCGAAGTAGAGTTGCAGCCGGGTTATAGTTCGAATGACCTCAAGTGGGCACACGAGCTAGCTGCTAACCTTAGGACGAATGAGCGCGCTCACATCGTTAGGACGACGATGATGAAAATTGGCTTCGCCGAGCTTCAGGGTAACGTGGTTGATGCACTCGAATCAGCCATGCACCACGACGATATGATTATGAAGAACGTTATGGTGCAGTTCCTCAATCTCGGCGTTGGTGGCTCTGGTGGCGGTAGAGCGACGGCATCGACCTCAATGGATATGTTCCTGAAGTCGATGCGTTACGTCGCTAACACCATCTGCGACAGCATCAACTCCTATCTCATCCCGAAGCTAGTAGCGTACAACTTCCAGACAGACCAGTTCCCCGCTCTCCGTGTTAAGAACGTCGGCGAGGCTAAAGACCTTCAGATGTTGGCCGCTGCTATGGCTAACCTCGTGGATAAGGGTCTTGTCACGATGGACGACGATACGGAGCAGTGGGTTCGTCTACAGGTCGATGCGCCTAAGAAGATGCAACCACGTCCCGAAGCCCCACCTGTGGGGGCTCCTCCGGCGGGTAACCTTAGCGGCGGTGCTAGTACCAATGGTGGCGGTACCGGAGTCACGTCAGGGAACGTTGGCAAGTCGCCTAGCTCGGGAGCCGTGTAATGCCCTGGAAGATCGTGAAAGACACGAACGCCTGTTCAGTGAGTAAGCCCTGGGCAGTCAAGAACATAGAGACAGGGAGTGTCCGTGGTAGATGCCATGCGAGCAGGAGCGACGCTGTTGCCCAACTGCGTGCGCTCAACGTACACGCCATGAGCGAACATCCTCTCACCGCTTGCGCGGTTAACTTCGCTGAGGCTACTGTTGAGAACGACTTGCTGTGGTTCGAGGCTTTGCCTGCTAAGACCTGGCATACCGCTCAGTACGGAGCGGTTCCTGTTACCGCTGATAAGCTTGAGCGCATGGTCTTCAATCTTAAGGCCAATGTACGCGGTCAGGAAATCGCTACGGACTTCGAACACGGTCGCGACCCGAGCAAGGGTACTAAAGCTTCCGGATGGATTCGCGATGCTAAGATCGAAGACGGAGTTAGTGGTACGCCCGCCCTGTGGCTGGGTGTCGAGCCTACGCCGCTCGCGAAGCAGGAGATCGGTAACAAGGAATGGCGATACTTCTCGCTTGAGTGGGAAGACTCGTGGAAGCATCCTGAAACGCAGGAAGTCCACAAGGACGTCATCATCGGTGGGGGCTTTACCAATCGTCCGGTAGCAAAGGGCATGATGCCTATTAACTTCTCGGAAGTGCTTGAGAAGGAACCGACGATCATCGCGGAAATGGCTCCCGACTTCTTTGACGAGCACGCTGCCGAGGAGCATCACAACCCTGGCGAAGATCCCGACTACAGCATCAATAGAGACGATGGTGCTGATAGCGGGTCTAGGATCGATACGCCTCCTGAGGGTGAAGACGGTACAACTCCAAACAGAAGTGATACGGTCACAAATAACAAAGGTGGTGAGACGGTGAACGAGGAGGAGCTTCGTGCTCTGCTTGGTATTGGCGCAGAGGCCAGTATCAATACTTTCATTAGCGAGCTTATGGTCAAGGCTGACCAGGTAGATAAGCTCAAGGGTGATACTGCCGCTCAGATGGCTTTTTCCGAGCAGTATCCCGAGCAGGCAAAGGAGCTTGCAGAGCTTCGCGAGCTTCGACTCAACGACGAGGCTCGCCGTTTCAGCGAGGCTGTCGCTGGTATGCGTTTCAGCGAAGGCGTCGGCGACGAAAAGAAGGATAGCACGAAGGGTCTTAGCTCTCTCGCAATCGAGACTATCGCCCAGACCGCTCGTAAGTTCTCTGAAGGTACTGTGAACATCGAAGACTTCAAGGGCGCCATCACGGCTATTCTCGACAGTGGTGTTGTCGATTACGGCCAGAGCGGTAGCTCTCGTGCAGACGACGGTATCTTCGATGAGGTTCCTACGAACGCACAGGAAGTTCGTCGTGTCTTCGCTGAGAAGGTCGCAGAGATCCAGACCAAGGATACCGAAGGCGACTTCAACAAGGCTCTTAGCATCGCTTCACAGCGGTTCCCCAAGCTCGCGGAGGCATACGCTCGTCCTCCGGTGCTCCAGTAGGAAGGAGGTTAACGAATGCCCGCGAGTCAAAACTTCGTACTTGGTAAGGGCTACGACGCCGGTGCCGCTATCACGAAGAAGCGTTTCGTGAAGTTCTCTGCGGATCAGACTGTCGTTCAGTGTTCTGTTGCTGGCGAACTTGCTCATGGTGTCTCGTTGTTCGATGTTAGCGCAGCCGAGATCACAAAGGGCAAGGGCGCGTCCGTTCTTACTGAGGGACGCGCAATCGTGGAAGCGGCAACTGCTATCGCTATCGGTGCTAAGGTCACGACCGACAACCAGGGCCGTGCAGCCGTTGCTGCTACCGGAAACAATGTTCTGGGTGTCTGTGACGAACCTGCTTCCGGTACCGGTACCGAATGCTCCGTTCACCTCGGTATCGGTGGAGGGGTGGTCTAAAGCATGTATGATCCTCGTGGTCTATACGTCGATCCACTGCTTACTACGTTCAGCACTGGATACGGCGCTCCGACGCTCTACGCTGACAGGATCTTCCCGGAGACTCCTGTCAATACGCAGAGCGGGCGTTACCGCGTCTTCGACCGCTCTAACTGGGTCATCTTCCGTTCGAGGCGTGAGCCTGGTACGGTTGCTAACGAAGTTCGCGGGGGAAAGTGGAGTGAAGACGTGTTCAAGACTCAGGAGCACTCGCTTCAGGCTCCTATCCACGATGAGGAGCGTGAGTACCTTAACTCGCTCGGTGGACTCGCTTCCTCCAACGTCCTCGGCGGTGCCGGTCTGGATCTTAACCCGGAGAGGGACGCTGCCGAACTTATCCTTCGCAGCATTCTTCTTGAGCGCGAGCAGAAGGTTGCCAACGCTACTCGCAACGTAGC